ACGCCCCTAACCTCTATATTGTCCAAACATTCTTCCGCAAATGCGGCTGCAATATCTGTTTGTTTCTTTGTTGCTTTAAACTCCGGCGTTGCCATCATGGTTTTAAATGACGTTATGTTGAATACACGTCCCATAATCGGGCGCAAATCATTAAACAAATGACGCAAATCCGGGTGTATGTCTTTTGCACTCAATACATGGTATTTGTTCGTGTAACTCTCATTTCCGACAACTTCCGTTACTTCATAATGTACGTCTAACCCGCCATCTTTCAATAACTTTACTTTCGATAATGAAAACTTTTCCTTTGTAGGAATCGGCATAACATTTTGTTTTTTTTCGCTCATAATTTTTAATCTTTATTGTTTCCCGGTTCCTCCGGGTAGGTTTCTTCTTGGAAATACTCGCACGGTTCATCATCAGCACAACGACCGGACAAACAACATACCGGATAATCCACGCAATCAATGCACATTTTTTTTTCGTTCATAATTTAAAAGTCTGTTTCATTTAACAATTTTGCAACCTTGTTTTCCGGCTCTGCATCCGGTGCAAATATCGGTTTCGGGTCGTGAACTAAAACTTCCCTTTTTACCTTTTTGGTTTTTGCGGGTTCCGGTTCCGGGTTAAACTTCAATTGTTCCGCCGGATATTCTTTTGGTTTCAGTTCTATAATACCATTTTCCACCAAAACCGGAATACAACGTTTGCAGGCTTTCACGTCCTCCAACGCATCATGCGCCGGGAATGTTTCGCCGGGGAAACACTTGTTGTAAAGTTCCTCCAATTTCGGATATTTGCCCGGACGTCCGTCTGCATACAATGCGCCAACAAATTTAATTGTTTTCATCATCGTATCAATTCGTTTGCCCTTAAACAATGCGTCCTCCGCTTTTGCGTCGTAATATTCACGACCCATAATGCGCAATATCATTGCTTTTACAATTGACGTATCAAAGTAAATGTTGTGTCCTACCAACAAACGGGCTTTTTCGCAATCCTCCAAAAATTCGCCTATAATATCAGCAAATGGGACGCCCTCGGCGTTTGCTCTCTCTGCTGTAATTCCGTGAACTTCTGTTGACACTTCCGGTATTTCCCATCCCTCCGGCTTAATAATGTAGGAACGTTCCTTTTCGTTTACCGCCCATGCCAATTGCACAATATTTGGAAATTCCGCAAAATCAACGTCCCATTTTGCGCCCTTTGGGGGCAACCCGGTTGTTTCACAATCGAACGTCAAAACATCTTTCATAATGTCGTTTATCTCATTTCCTTTGCTGTCTTTCAATGTTACTTTTTTCATAATCAAATTTCATTTGGGTCTGCTATATATATATAATATTCTTCACTTGCAAGTTGTTTTAAAAATTCGATATGTTCTATTAATTCCGCATTGCTCAACTCTGCAATTGTCCGCAATCGGGTTTCATACTTTCCGGTGTTAATATCCGGCGTTTGCTCATACATAACCGGGGACAACTCACGCAAACGGTGTTCGGTTTGTTCCTCTGTCAGACGTTCGCCCGCCTCCCAAATTCCGGTTCTAAACGTGGGTACAACATAGTTGAAATAATAGCCTTTCAAAGCTTCGGACGAACCGGGCGACGCAACAATAAACCGGGCAATTATCCGGGAACCTTTCCAACCCTTGAAAAATTCGTTTAATTCGCCCATGTACATTGCCAACCCGCCGTTATTATTTATCGTCCCCGTTGCCGTTATTTCTCGCTTTCTCATCGTCGATTAACTTTTGCATTGTGATATTAAACGCTGTCATTCCAACCGCACGGATAAACGCCCGTTCGCTCGACGAATACCCGGTTGCGACCTTATCCAACACTTTTGCGAAAAGAATAACGAAATTTCCCGGTTCCCACTGCCCGGTATTGTGCATACGGTCGATAACGTGCGCCCGCAACCTCGTATTATTCCGGGTCGCATCCTTACGGGCTTTCTCCCGGTCGTTCCAAAGGCTCGTTAATTGGCGTTTCACGTTCTCAAAAAACAACGGCATTTTCAACACGTCCGCAATTGTCATTTCTTTAACTTCCATATTGTTTTGTTTAAGGGACGCCGGGAAACCGACGCCCCAGTTAATTACTCGTTTTCTGTGTATTCCTCAATAATTAAATCCTGCTGTCCCCTTACAACACTTTCAATAAAACCTTGGAATCCCTCTTTTTTTGCCAAATCCAAAATTGCCTGCAATCTCTTTTGTCCCAAACTTTCGCCCCTCGCAATTCTGAATACCTTAACCGTTGGGTTACTTGCAATAATCAGTTTTGCGGCAACCTCCATTATTTGCGAATCTGAAACCTTTCCGGAGACAAATGGGACGTCATTTAATACTAACCCATCATCACTAAACGAAAGTCCGGAAATCGGCAATTTCGCCGACGAAATAAGTTTTTCACGCTCGGCGGATAATTCCTCAATTTCTGAATCCATCTTTTCCGCTTCTGCTTTTTTGTCGTCTGCTTGTTTTTTCTTTGAAAGATAATCGGCAACCTTTGCAGCCTTTTTGTTGTGTTCCTCGGCTTCTTTCAATTGTTTTTCTGTATCGAAATTATTCGGGTTCAAAGCCTCATAATCTGTTAACCATTTTTCGGCACTTGCTATTTTTTCCTCATAATCTTTCTTTTCTTCTTCAACGACCGAAACGGTTTGTTTATACGTCTTTTCGGCTTCTTCCATTGCTTTCTTTGCCGCCTCAATTGCTTTGTTGTATGAATCTTTGGCGGCTGCCAAACGTCCCGGAATCTCTGCCAATCTCCCCTTTCTTTCTTCCATACGTAAACGCACGCCCTTTGCTTTCTCAACCAACTTTGCGTTTTCCTGCTGTTCTTTCATCAGTTCCGTAATGTCCTTTGGTTTGGCATACGTTTTCAAATCCTGCGTTGTCAATCCCTGCCCGGCTGCATCTGATATTGATTTGTAGGTTTTCAAATCTCGGTTTACTCCGGTACGTTCTGTTTTAAGCCCGGCAACGGTTGTATCAATTTCGGCAATCCTTGTTCTTACTTCTTCCGGCAACAAAGACTTTACAACCTCAATTTGCTTTCTGCGTCCCTCGGCGGTTTCCGACCAACGGGAAAATTCCACGGCGTCAAAATCAGTATAACCGAAAATCTTTTGCAACATAGAAACGTTATCGCTTTTCATTCCGGTTGTCTTTGATTTAATTGATAACGTGCCACGTGGGTTTGCTTTTGTGAATTTCAATTCAACCTCGTATTCCTCGCCGTCGTCACCGACAATCATTTTTGCAAAACCTTTGCTTTCTCCATTCTTCAATACGGCGTCACGGTTCCCGGTCAACAAAGCCCCAATTGCTTTTAATACGGTTGATTTTCCCAACTCATTATCTCCGGTAATGAAATAAACGTTACCGTCAAAATCTGCGTTAAACTCCTTAATTACTTGAAAGTTTACCAATTCTAATTTCTTGACTATCATTTTGCTCTCGGTTTGTGCCGGGGTTTCCCCCGGCGGTTAATATTATTTTTTTGTTTCTCTCATTCTTTGGTATATCATTGTTTGCACCTTAACAAATGCGTCCCGGTTTTCTTTTACTTCCTCAAACGTGCAATCAGCAATGAAATTTTCCAAACGCTTGTATAATTCGTTCAACTCTTTGTCGCTCATTGCGTGCCGGATTGCTCCTACTTCATCAACAAACTTTCCCATCTTTACAAATCCTTTTAAGTTCTTCCAAATCCTTACGTTTCGGTTCTTCTGCGTTCTTGGTCGCATCAATCAAAGGCATATTGTTTGTTGTTGTCGTCCATCTTTTACCCGTTGCCGGGGACGTGTAAGTTACTTTGTAATATCCGTGTCCGGCAATCTCAAAATCAAAATCGTAAATCGTTGTTTTCATAATAAAATGTTTACTTTCCGGGAACCC